ATCTATAGCTGATACACCACCTTCAGCACCTGATGCTGCCTTTGCTATATCAGCTATAGATGATATAGTACCCATGTTTATAACATCATAAGTAGCAGAATCTACGAAATTTAAATTGCCAGGCAATGGCAAACAGACAGAGTCCATTGGTAAAGAAGGATCGTGCGGTGTACACGCAAATCGTATAATAGGTCTATTAAATGATTCTAAGTTCGAAGGAAATTCAAGTGTTTCAGAACCACCATTACGATTTCCTTGCCCTATTTGTTGTGATAGACCACCTGCAGCTGATGATACTGTGCTATTAAATGCTGATGCTGCGTTCTGTAATAAACTTGATTGTTCTGCCATATAAATACCTTTATTGTTATTTATAAGGAAATCATGGCTTATTCCGGAAGATATAAAGTTAAGAACGTTAAGAAGTACGCTGGTAATCCATCAAACATTAAGTATAGATCGTTATGGGAACGACAAGTAATGAGGTGGCTAGATGATAATCCGTCAGTGTTAAAATGGAATTCAGAAGAGGTTGTTGTTGGTTATAGATGTCAAACAGATAATAAACTACACCGTTATTTTGTTGATATGTATATTCAAATGAAAGATGGTAAAGAATATTTGATTGAAATAAAACCTAAGAATCAAACTATTCCACCTAAACAAGGTGCACGTAAAACAAAGAAGTATTTAAAAGAAGTTCTTACCTATGGTAAAAATATGTCGAAATGGGAAGCTGCAACAGCGTATGCTCAAAAGAGAGACATGATTTTTCAGGTTTGGACTGAAGATACTATTAAAGGATTAGGAATAAAACTGTTGACATAACATATAAATAGAACTATGGCAAGTTTTATGGATAAATTAGAAGCGGAAGCTTTTCGTGCTGGACTCAGAAAAGGAACAGATGAAGCACGTAAGTGGTTTCAGAAAAAACTTAGAAGTATTAAAAACGTAAATCGTAAATCATTATTGACTGATGAAGATTTTAATCCTAGGACTAAGCCTTTACCTGGACGTATGTTCATGTATTTTTATGACCCTAAACACAAAAAGACGTTACCTTATTACGATAGATTCCCTTTAATATTCATGGTAGAAAAGGCTGAAGGTGGTTTTTATGGATTAAACTTACACTACTTACCTCCTAAACAACGTGCAATATTTTTTGATAAACTTACAGAATATACAAATAACAATAAGTATGATTCAACGACAAGAATTAAACTCAAGTATAATTTACTCAAAGGTTCTAGTAAATTAAAAATGTTTAAGCCTTGTTTTAAACATTACTTGACAGAACATGTAAAGTCAAGAATAGTAGAAGTACCAGCATCTGAATGGGATTCAGTTTTGTTCTTACCTTCCGAATCATTCGTCAAAAAATCAAAGAATGCAGTATGGACCGAATCACGTAAAAAATTTAATTAAAACTTATGGGACTATTAGACAATTTAAAAAATCAAGTAAATCCAGCTTCTATTGACGATTTAAAAGCGGCAGTAGGCAAAAGAGGTGGATTGTCAAAGGCAAATCGTTTTAGCGTACAGTTTACTCCTCCGCAACAAACATTATTAAATTTGGATTTACAATCAATCGCAGCATCAGCATTAAGTGGTTCATTTAGTTTAGGAGGATTAGTAAATGACCCAAGAGATATTACTATATTCTGTGAATCATGCTCACTGCCTGGTAGATTAATCGAAACGATTGATTACAGTGCTGTTGATACTACTTTAAAAAAATTACCTACACGCGTAACAGATGAAGATGTTACGTTTACATTTTTACTTACTAACGATTATTATATGAAAAAGATATTTGATCGTTGGCAAGGAAGTATAATGGATGTAGAATCACACTTAGTGAACTACCCTACTGAATATAAAAGAGACATTATAATACAACAATTAGATGAACGCAATACACCGATTTATGGTGTTAGATTAATTAACGCATTCCCAACAGGAGTGAATAGTATTGAATTAAGTAATGCTTCATCTGATACTATAAATCAGTTAAGTGTAACAATGGCCTTCGATAACTTCGAAGTCGAAGGTGCAATGAAATCACTTGTAAGTAATGTTAAAAATAAATTAAACATATTTCGAAGATTAATATAAAACCCAATTGAAAGATATTATGAGCTTACCAATAATTGAAGCACCAAAATATCAATTAACTATACCATCGACTGGTGAAGTTGTTGATTTTAGACCATTCCTAGTAAAAGAAGAAAAGATTCTTCTTATTGCACAAGAAACAGGAACACAAGCCGCAATGACGTCAGCGTTAAAAGACATTGTACGTTCTTGCACTTTTAATAAAGTTGACTTATATAAGTTAACTATGTATGACATTGAATATATATTCCTTAAGCTAAGAGCAAAAAGTGTAGGTGAAACATCTACGATAAGTGTTAAATGTAGTCAATGTGACGAATACGTAGAAGTAGAAGTTAATTTAATGGATATTGAAATAAGCATTGGAGAATTACCAGACAACAATATGCAACTAACAGATGATGTTGGTATAGTGCTTAAAGTTCCTGGTTTAAAAGATATGGAAAGAAATTCATCTAGTAAAACAGATGATATCACCATGTTGTTTGATAGTATTGCATCCGTCATCGATAAAATCTACGATGCTAACGAGGTGTACGAAACCAGCGAAACCTCTCCAAAAGAATTAAGAAGCTTTATAGAAACATTGAGTCATCAGCAACTTGAAAAAATCCAAGCGTGGATTGAAAAGATGCCAAGACTTTCACACGATATTGAATTTACATGTAGTAATGGACATAAAAACGAAAGGACTTTAACGGGATTAGGCGATTTTTTCGTATAGCCCTTTCTCATAATAATTTAGAAAATTACTATCATGTTCAGTTTTCTTTGGTCCAACACCATAAATATAGTTTAACGGAGCTTGATAGTATGATTCCATGGGAAAGGGAGATTTATCTAACTCTATTAAAAGACTATTTAGAAGAAGAAAAACAAAAAGAACAACAACGAAATGGCAGATAAACCACTAACTAAAAAAGATTTAGAGCAAATAACTCAAAAGGTTGCTGTTGTTAATGAGCAAACAGTTAAAGTTGAGAATGCTGCTGATATTGCAAAGCCTATTGTCGAAGAACAAAAGAAAAATGATCTGAAGAAAATGGCGGCTGACATTAAAATGACGTCTGTTTTTCAAGATATAGCATCAGGCGTAAGCAATGTAGGCGAATCCTTAAAGGAAGGCCTAGATGGTATCGCGGCGAGCTTTAAAGAAAAAGGTGGTAAAGGTTTATTCAATCTTGGTAAAATACTTGGAATTGCTGCTGGTGTTATTTTAGCACCAGTCATTGCAGCAGGTGCTTTCTTCAAGCAAATCATGGTTGAATTAAAATTCTTGAATAAACTTTCAGGTGGTAAGCTAGGAAAAATATTCAAACCAGCCATTGACTTTTTTAGACGAATAAAAATCTTTTTTAGTAGAAAAGGACCATTTGGTGGTTTAATAAAATCGTTTAAAAGCTTAGGCAAACTTACTAAATTATTTGGTCCTATTACAAAAGGCCTTAAAGTAGGTTTAAGCATAGTTTCTAAATTTGCTAAAATGGCTGGTACTCTTTTTGGTAAATTATTCCTTCCAATCACTATCCTTATGGGAATATTTGACTTTGTTAAAGGATTCATGAAAGGATATAAAGAAGAAGGAATTATTGGTGGTATTACCGAAGGAATCGTACAAGTATTTGATGGTCTTGTTGGAAGCCTCTTACGAGTGTTAATGTGGATTCCATCAAAAATAGCAGAAGTTTTAGGTCTCGAAAATGTAGCTGCTGGTTTGACAGGCATGATTGATAGTATGCTTGATGGAATTTATAGTGCATTTAGAGGATTAGTCGATATTGTCGTAGGAATATTTACTTTCGATGGTCCTAAAATATTAGAAGGTTTAACCGAAGTTTGGACTGGAATAACTGAATTTATTGGTGGCATATTTGAACCATTCATTGGATTAGTTAAAGATGTTTTTGGCGATAATGCATTTGAAAAATTAGGAATAGCGATGGAACGAATAGGTTTAACCATCAGCTCTTTCTTTGCAAACATTAAAGCAGGCGTAGCAGGAATTGCTATGAAAATACCTTTTCTCAATAACGCGCAATGGGTGAAAGACATGGCAGCAGGTTCTGAAATAGAACTTGCAGCTATTAAAAAACAAAGGCAATCATTAGACAATTTAGAAGCTGCACAAAAAGCACAACAAGTTGTAGTAGTTGACAGTGGCTCAGGTTCAGGCAGATCTGGTGGAAGTACTACAGTTAATACTTATTCACCAACATTAGTAAATGATACTGATCAAAGTACTGATGCTTTAAGACGCGCATACGACTTTTAAATAAAAAAAGAGTGGCCATTGCTGACCACTCTTAGAACCGTTAGGAATTGGCTCACCTACTCTAGGACTGTGCTAACTTAGCAAAGTAACTTAGGGTGTCTTCTTCAGATTCACCTGTATCACTTTCACTTGAGCTTGTCGAGGCTACCGCTTCCGTTGAAGACTCAACCGAATTGGGTGTCACCGGCTCTTTAGTTGTATTCAACTCAATGTTTTGTTCAGTAGTAAAACTGTTCGCTACATCGGCTTCACCAATTACTTCAAAGAGTTTCTTCTTTAAATCAGCGTATGATTTGTAATTAGCAGGATCAGTAAACTCACTTAGCTTATGAAGTTGATTGTAGACATTTTCAAGTTGTCCTTCATCGCCGTCAAATAACGCTGATGGTGAATCAAATTCAGATTTATCGTAATTACGATAACCTTCAACTTGACGGATCTTTAACTTGAAGTTTGCACCACCCCAAAAGTCAAATGGATTGACTGGTGTTTCGTCAGCAAACTGAGGTTGCATTACATCCATGATTTTGTCCATGATTTTCTTACCATACTCATAAAGGAATACCTTACCTTCATTTTGTGGATTAGCTGAATCAGAAACAACAAGAATGTTTGACACATGGTGTAAACGACGTTTACGCTGACGTGCAATTTCTTTGTCTTCATCACGACCTGTATTCCAAAGTTGTGAGTTTAGTTCTGACACCGGATCTTGTTGACCAACAGAGGTCAAAGATTTTTCGATGTACCAACGACCAGTGCTACCTTTAAAGCCATGGTCCCAATAACGTACCCAAGGAAGATCTTCACCTTCACTTGCTGGTAAGAAGCGAATAACAGCATAGCCGTTTCCTGCTTTATCAACGGTGGGTTTCCACATGCGGTCATCACCGTAATCTTTCTTTTCAGTATTAGTAGCAGATGCTGCTACGAGTTTTTGAATCGCGTTATCGCGATTTTGTTTTAGTTGTTCGAACGACATATTTATTATTTTCTCCGTATTTGCAATGTATTAACAATGTATTTAGTTTAGTTAGTTAATTACAAGATCTATATTACCATAGGTTTGTTAATTTGTAAAGGTCTTTAGGAGCTTTTCTTTCAACTTGCCACGTGGTAATGGATTTTGTAACATGATTAATTTGTACTTTAAAAGTAAATCAATCAATTCTTTATTTATACCAAGAGGATCGTTTAAATCTCTCTTGAGTTTCTTAAGGAAGTTAACGAGTATGTCTACAAGGACCACAGATTCAAGATGAATCTCGTCAGACCTAAGTGATTCCAGTAACGGATTCGTACTGTTGTTATCAGAGGTTGAACATATATCGTTAAACGAATACCCCTTTTCAGCCATCAATTTCATATCTTGAGTTACCATATATGTAAGTTTATCGTAACGTGCAATATAGTCATTATATACTCCTTCATTCATATCACCAATCCAAACTTTTGGATCGTGAATAAGATTGGCTGTAAAATAGGATATTAGTTTTTCCTTATTATATCTTCGAGAAAGTTTCTCGAAAAAGTATCTATCTTTTCGACGTTCAAACGTATCTTGTCTCACCGCAGTCTTATAGTTATATTTTACTGCGTCATAGTCTGTAGTAAAATGCAACTTAAGAGATTGGTAGATTTGGTATGTTTGAAAACCATTCATAATTTTTCTATTGCGGCAATCATCCTTTCTTTAGCAATTGTTTTAGCTGCGCTATATGAAACAAACGCATCAATAGATTTTTTCTCATATGACTTTTCAGATTGTACTCTAAATGTCATAGCTTCTAAAATTAATTTTAATCCTTCTTCCATTTTAAAATAATGTTCCAGTAGTACGTTTAATAATATTTCGATTCATTGCTTCGGCTTCAAGCTTAAGCTTCAATGGTCCTTTTACTAGTTTTGCCATATCTTCTGGATCGATTTCTTTTCTTTCACAAATTTCAATTATTGCTTCAGTATAGGACATACCATCGTGTGCAACTAACTTTTCGACTTGTAAACGTAACTCTTCTTTTGTTATTGATGGTTTTATTACCACCGGTTGTTTTTTACTCATAGTGCTCGTATTAGAATAGTGTCTTGGTTAATCCTACCATTCGCGGATTTACGCTTTGTTTTTAACTCATTGAGCGCTTTCTCAATTTGCTTTTCCGTTTTCGCTGCTATGATTGGAAGATAATCTTCTGGCTTACGTAATGTAACTGCGAATGATGCATCTTCGTCAAAGTCTTTTATCGTACTTCCACTTACAATAAAGCCATCGCGAGTTCTTGCTTTATAAACTGTAAGCCTACGATATTTAGTATTGAATGCAAAGAATGTATTTGCACCAATGATTCTTGTAGGATCGCAGGATTGCATAGCATGGTCCTTTGATTCTTTTAAGTATTTCAACCTAGCCACTTGCTTAATTGCAGACTTAGGCTTTTTGACGCGTGGTTTACG